CGAGCTTGTGGCGGCTGCCCAAAAGGGCCTGGATTACGACAACGTGCGCACGAGGCTGGAGCAGGCGCAGCAGAGCGCGCCCGCCGTGCAGCTGGTGGAGCGGTACGCCGCGGCCAACGGCATGACGGTGGAGCAGTATCTGCAATTTGCAAACCAGGGCTTTGAGCAGCAGGCCGTGGCGCAGCTGGTTGCGCAGGGCGTGCCGGAACCGGCCGCAAAGGACCTTGTAGCCGAACGCCTGCGGCTGGACCGCGAACGGCGCAGCATCGCGCCGCTGGCCGCGCAGCAGCGGGCACAGCAGGAGCAGCGGGAAAAGCTGTCCCCCTGGATGGAACTGCTGCAGGAGTATCCCGGCACGAAGGAGCTGCCGCCCGAGGTGGCGCAGCGCGTGGCGGCCGGGGAAACACCGCTTGCGGCGATGCGGGCCTTTGAGCTGGCGCAGATGCGCGCACAGCTTGCGGCGAAGGACGCCGCGCAGAAGAACAGGCAGACAGCGCCGGGCAGCGCGGGCGGCTTGGGAGGCAAAGAGAGAAAAGACGATTTTGAAGCCGGATTTGACGCGGGCTTCGATTTTTAAGGGAAGGAAGATTGAACTATGAGCCAGACTGTAAACCTTGATACAAAGTACAGCAAAAAGATAGACCAGGCGTTCACCATCGCCAGCCTTTTGAAAGGGCGGCTTTCGGCGGAAAACGAGTTTGTGGGCGCGCGCACGGTGCGCATCCACAACATCAACACGGTGCCGTTGAACGACTACAACCGCGGCGCATCCGCAAACCGCTACGGCGAGCCGGCCGAAGTAGGCGACACGGTGCAGGAGCTGACGATGACGCAGGACAAGAGCTTTTCGGGCGTGATCGACAAAGGCAACAACATGGACCAGAGCATCAACAAAGCGGGCAAATTCCTGGGCGTGGAAATGAGCGAGGAAGTTATCCCGGCGTATGACAAATACTGCTTTGGCCGTTTGTGCACGCTGGCGGGCAAAATTGTGGGCAGCGCGGACGCTGTGAGCGGCACGAACGTGATCAAGCGCATGAGCGCGGCGCGCAAGTGGATGCTGGACAGAAAGGTGCCGCTGAAGGGCCGCACCTGGTATGTGCGCAGCGACGTATTCACCGCGCTGGTGGAATGCGACCAATTCAAGAACCTGGAAAAGCTGGGAACGAAGGCCGTGGCGCAGGGCCAGGTGGGCGAGCTGTTCGGCGCGCCGGTTGTGGAGGTGCCGGAGGATTATTTGTCCGCAGGCGTGAATTTCATTCTGCTGCACAAGCGCGCGGCGACTGCGCCGGAGAAAATCCACGACTGCAAGACGCACATTGACCCGCCGGGCATTTCCGGCAATCTGGTGGAGGGCCGCTTCTACTATGATTTGTTTGTGTACGGGCACAAGGCGGACGGCGTGTATGTGGACGTTACCACGGGCGGAAGCGTTACGGTGCTGGCCGCACCGACGATCGCCAAGGCGGGCGGCGCGATTACTGCTGCAGAAGGCGCGACGGCATACTACACCACGGACGGTACCGACCCGCGCTACAGCCTGACGGCCAAAGCGGGCACCGCGCCCACGGGCGGCAAGGGCGTTGTGGTGAAGGCGTACCAGGTGAAGGACGGCGCATTCCCGTCGCCCGTGGCCACGCAGGAGCTGACGTCCTGACAGGAGAGAAAACAGAGAGAGGCCTCGCAAGCGCGGGGCCTTTTCTGAAAGGAGCGTGTTTTGCACTTGACTGCAATGGAGATATTCACCACGGCGTGCAGCTACATTTCGCAGACCGTGGAGGACAGCGAGGATATTATAGGCTTTGCGCCGGCGTGGCTGAACGTGCTGCTTGCCGAATGCCTGGAAACGGAAAACACACTGCGGCGCATGGACGGGCAGGCGGAGCTTGAGGAGGCCCCGCGCGTAAGCGGCGAGACAATGAACAGGGAAATACCGTACCACGACGCGCTGACGCGGATCGCTCTGCCCTACGGCCTGGCAAGCGATGTATACCGGGACGCGGACGACAATTACCGTGTGAAAAAGTTCCGGGATTTGTACATTGCCGCGCTGGAGGAGGCGGTGCGCGGAGAGGCCGAAACGGTGGTGGATGTTTATGCCTAAGCGCATCGTTGAAAATGAGAGCATCCCGGAGGTTTCCACCCGTGCCGTGACGCTGGAAAAGTTCCGGGGTGTGGATTTGAGCAGCAGCGTGACGAACGTAGCGGCGACGCGCAGCCCAGCCGCGCCCAATATGATGCCGAGCGCGGACGGCTTCCCGGTGAAGCGTCCGGGCTGGCACGCGGTGCTGACGCTGGAGGGCGAGGTGCATGGAGCTTATACGCTTGTGAAAAACGGCACGGCGCACCGCCTTGTGCATGCGGGAACAACGCTGTACAAGGTGACGGTGGGAGAGGACGGCGCGGAAACGGCGGCCGCGGTTTACGCCGAGATGGCCGACCGGGAAAGCAGCGGCGTGCAGCTGAATGAAAAGCTGTGGCTGCTGGACGGCAAGACGTACCTTGTGTATGACGGGGAAACGGTACAGCCTGCCAGCGCTGTTGCGACGGTGCCGAAAATCACCATTGCGAAGGCGCCGAACGGAAAAAGCGGGGCAACCAGCTATTTACCCGTGAACCTTTTGACGGGCAAGCGGACGGACAGCTACCGAGGCACCGAGGAAACCAAAGCGGAAACCGTGTATTATTTGAGCTTTAACGCGCTGACGGACACGGCTGTGACGGCGCAGGTGCTGCAGGCGGACGGAAGCTGGGCGGCGAAGGCAGAAGGCACGGACTTCACCGTGGACCGGCCGCTGGGCAAGGTGACGTTTAAGACCGCGCCGGGGAAAAGCCCGGTGGACGGCGAGGACAACGTGCAGATCACTTACGAGGTGGCGGACAGGGCCGACACCATCAACAAATGCCGGTTTTGTATTTTATACGGCGTTTCCGGAGCGCTGGACCGTGTTTTCGCGGCAGGCAGCCCGGACGAGCCGAACGTGGACTACTGGAGCGAGTGGAGCGACCCCGCGTATTTTGGGGATGTTTCTTACAGTATCCTCGGGCAGGAAAGCAGCCCGATCATGGGATACAGCGTACTGGCCGACACGCTTGTGACGCATAAACAGGGCGAGGAAAACGGCCGGAACGCCTTTGTGCGCAAGGGCGAGCTGGACAGCGACGGCTTTGCCGTGTTTAAGATCACCAATGTGATACAGGGCGACGGGGCCGTGGCGACGCGCAGCTTTGCGTCTTTGAACAGTGAACCGCTGTTTTTAACGGCGCGCGGCGTGTATGCGCTGACACCCAGCGACGTGACCGGGGAACGGTATGCACAGGAGCGAAGCTGGTACATCGGCGCAGCACTGACAAGGGAACAGGCGCTGGAAAAGGCGTGCGCAACGGTGTGGGGACGCTTCTATGTTCTGGCCGTGAACGGGACGCTGTACCTGCTGGACGGCGCGCAAAAGAGCTACGAGAGCAAAAACCCGTATTCGACCTATCAATATGAAAGCTATTACTGGCCGGGCATTCCGGCCACCTGCGTTTGGGTGGAAGCCGGTGCGCTGCGGTTTGGGACCGCGGGCGGTGAGGTGCGGGAGTTCTGGCCGGGGACGCTGGCCGGGCAGTACAACGACGGAGGCCAGCCGGTGACGGCATACTGGTGTACGCCTCTGATGAACCTGGGCACATGGTCCAACGTGAAAACCGTCACGAACGTGTGGGTGGTGGGAAAGCCGTACAGCCGAAGCGGCGGCGAGATGTATTTCATCACCAACAAGGACTATGAACGGCTGGGACGCAGCTACAACATTGATATTTTCGACTGGAACGACATCGACTTCAACCGGTTTACGTTCAACAGCCTGGACGGGCCGGTGGTGGTGCCGATGCGGAAGAAGGCAAAGAAAATACAGACGTTTCAGCTGAAGGTGGAAAATGCCCGTCCCAATGAGCCGTTCGGCCTGCTGGCAATACAAATCAATTTCAAAGTGGGAGGGCTTGTGAAAAAATGAGCTTTCAGGAACACAAAATCACAGAATACGCGGCAAGCATTGCCGCCCTGCCGGACAAGATAGAGAACCGGGCGGAATGGCTGAAAAAGCAGTTCGACGCGCGCACGGACAGCGAGGTGAAGGACAAGCACAACGGACTGTGCGACGCGCTGGAGGCCGAAACGGCGGCCGCCGACATCGGCGCCGCGGCGCCCGAGGGGGTGACGGTGGCACCGGCGGGAAAGCTGCAGGCGGTGCTGAACGGACTGCGGGACCTTGTAAAAGCGCACACAGACCGCGCGGACAACCCCCACGGGGTGACGGCGGCGCAGGCGGGGGCCTATTCCAAGGCTGAGACGGACGCGGCCATCAGCGCGAAGGTGGTGGAGCTGGGCGCGGGCGACATGGCGAAAAGCATCTATGACCCCGGAAACGAGCAGCAGCCGCTTTTGCCGCGCAACGGGGACGGCTCCAACGTAACGGCGTCTTTTACCGAGGCGGAGCAGGATGCGGATATCCAGACGGGGGAAGAGCTGACCGTGCTGTTCGGGAAGATCAAGAAGCGGTTTTCCACCTATGACGCGGACGGCGACGGCGTGGTGGATGAGGCTGCGGCGGCGCCATGGAGCGGTATAACGGGCAAACCCGACACGTTCCCGCCGTCCGC